CACCGCGGTCTGCTGCTCGGGCACGGTAACGGCGTAGCCGGCAAGGGTTGCCTCGCTGAAGCGCTCAGGGATAGCCGAGCGGCTGGCGGCCACGCGAGCTGCAGCCTCGCGCCGGCCCTCGCTCTCGGCCTCGTCACGGGCCTGCTGGGCGGCCTTGCGCTCCCACTGGCAGGCAGGGCAACCGGCAATGGCCACGGCCTTGTTCAGGACCATGACCACGCGGCGGGTGTAGTCGCCGTGCATAGGGCAATTGGCCTCGGTTACCTGCAAGCTGGTGCCGGTGTTAGATGGCGTCATTGTCGTTTCCCCCAGTGCGGTAGTTGACGTTCGCGAAGCTGCGGTTTGGGGCCAGTGCCGGGTTGCGCTGCTTGCCGGCGCTGAAGCGCTGCGAGTTGCGCAGCCACGTGCGTAGTGCGGCGTCCCAGTCAAGGAACTTGCTGCCCTTGGCCGTGTGGTGGTCAGTGAACTGGGCGACCTGCTGCTCGAGGTTCACGCCGAGCGTGGCTGCAAGCTGCGCATGCTGAGCGTTTGGGGTCCAGCCCTTGGGCATTTGTTGGGCACGCTTGCGTGCACCTCCAATGTCTTTCTCTGTCTCTCCCTCTGTCTCTGTCTCTGTCTCTGTCTCTGTCTCTGAGACCCCATTTTGCTTGCCGCTTGCTAGCATCGTGCTAGCAGACTCAAAAAACCCGTTATCAATCAAGGGCTTAAGTCCAGCAACAAGGTCCTTCTCGCTGATGCGCAGGCGGAAAGCCAGAGCAGCCGGCTCAGCCTCGATGATGCCATCCTGCTGCTCGCTGGCTAGCAGCCAAAGCAGTGGTGCTAGCGCCTTGCTAGCAAGCGGCAACGTGTGAAAAGCGTAGTCATCCAGCAGCCCGCGGTGGAGCTTAATCCACGGCGGCCGGCGGGCGTTGTAGTGCTGGAACCGGGCCCAGTTCTTCGGGGTAATTTTCATGCAGTCCGTCCTAGTGCAGCCGTTCAGAAAGTGCGTGGCAGGCGGGAACGGAAAACCGCTTTTCGGGAGCTACCCTAGCCACGCAAAGTAATGCTACGCGAGTGTTGCTAGCAATGCAACATCAGAACGGGATGTCATCGTCAAACACTGCGGCCTGCACCGGTTCCGGTGCTGCCTGCTGCGGCTGCACGTCCTTGGCCTTGAAGGTGAGCTTGAAGTAGCGCCGACCAGCCATCTTGCTGCCCTCGCGCCCTTCCTTGGGCCATCCCGAAATCCAGTAGTCGCGCCCGTCAATGGTCGCCACGCCCGTAAAATCGGGGTGCGTTTCCTGCGTCTTGCGGTCATTGCGAGAAAGCATTCCCGAATTGTTGTTGTCGTAAGCCATGTGTCACCTCGTTGTGATGGTCAAAAAAACAGCACCCAGCGCCCTGCTTGGCAGCCGGATGATATGCAGCTCGTCAATGATGGAATCGTCTTCGAGAACCTTGGCGTGAACCAGCGCGTCCAGCAATGCCTTGGGCATGTTGTCAAGGTCGCGCCGACGATTGTCTGGCGCAGAGCACTTCATGGTTACCGTCAGCCGCACGCCTTCAAACCGCAGCCAGCGGTACTGCAGCGCCATAGCCATGATTTGCCGGCGGTACGCCTTGCCTTCCATGCTGATTAGGCTGCGGCCTTTTAGCGGCCCCGTGGTGACGTGCCGCCAGTAGTGGTTGAGGCTCGGTGGCCACGGCATGGGCTCGTCGTTCATGCGTTGCGCCCGAACACGAGGTCGTTGGCAGTGATGTCGATGCCCATCTGCCAAGCCAGTTCTAGGATGCGGCGCTGCCGGCTGGTAGGCACCAGCCCGCTGGACTGCCAGCGCGAAACGCAAGACGGGTCCACGCACAGAACGCGGGCCGCGGCTCGCACGCCACCGAACGCGGTGACCACAATCTGGGCCGGTGAAATTGCAGGCTTGATGCTCATGCCAAGCATGTTGCCCAAACTGCACCGGACCTGCAAACCGCGTATCAGAAAAATAATTGCATCACCCTATTGACCATTCTGAATCACTCATGTACTCTTCGTTCCAAGGCAGTACGGTGCTGCCCGCAACGGAGAACGACATGACCATCGAAACCACGACATCTGACGCACGCATAGCACCTGCTGCACGCATTGTTTCTCACCCGATTACCGGGATGTTGCACGTTGCGTACTTCAACAGTCGTCCGCAGTGCAATGGACGAACCAAGAAACTGCACCGCATGGTGACGATTGACCGGGTTCTCTCTGCATCTAGCGAAATGTTCTGCGACAGATGCTTTGGCGATGCCCAGCACGTTCGCAATAACGCCGCAAATGGTCGCTTTCAACTTGCCATTTAATTTATCCGGGGCAGGCCAACCCTGCCCCTTACCGGAGACCAGCATGCATCACCACATTCGCGCCAACTACCAGAACGCCTTTAAGGCCAAGTTTGCTCGCCAATACCGCGAAAGCAATTTCGGCTGGCGGCAGCGCATCAACTTCGCCATCGCTGACATCAACGTCACGCTGAAGCTGCACCCGCACGATAGCGACTACGCCGAGCGCCTGTACATCGAGCTGGACGAAGCTCGCGCTGCCTACAGCCTTGCGGTCCGGTAACGCCATGAACCGCGCAACCATTAAGGCCGTAAACCGCGCAGTCGTTAAGGCTGGCATCCCGCTGGAGCTGGTCCGCGGCGAAGGCTACCACTACTGGGTTTACGACACTGCCGGCCGCTGGGAGACCGTCAGCGTCTACCTGCCGTACACCAACAGCGTCAGCGTCAAGCGCTGGCTGGAGTGGGCCCGGCAGGCCATGGCTGAAATCAACGAGGCAGCAGCATGAACCGCACGGTCCAGCATAACGGCGAAGAGTGGCGCGTTCTGGGCGTTGGCCGCCAGCGCGAAGACGGCAAGGTGTACGCGCACCTTGCCAGCGTAACCCGCGGCCGGCAACAGCGTAACGGCTGGTATCCGGTGCAGATTGGCGACTGGATTGACCTGCCAGAAACAGAGCCGGAAAAATAATTTCATCACCCTATTGCACACTCCTAGTCACTCTTGTACACTTGCTCTCAGTCGGGTGATTGGCACCCGGCACGAACGGAGACCAGCATGACCATCCAGACCAAGTTCCTGCCCGCTACCAACACCCGCGGCTCGCGCATCAAGGCCACGTTGTCCAGAACGTCCGAGTGGACCAAGACCACAACGGTGTCGTTTGACCACGCCCTGAGCGCCGAAGAAAACCACCGCGCTGCGATGCAGGCCCTGTGCCGCAAGCTTTGCTTCAACGCAGAACTGTACGCCGGCGACTACTTTGCCGGCGACATGTACTGGGTAGACCGACGCCTTTAAAACACAAACCAACCAGAACGGAGACCGACATGTACGTAACCACTTACACCCGCAGCATCAAGCGCCGCAAGACCGGCAAGGTCGAAACCGTGCACACGTTCTACAGCACCAAGTCGCTGACGCCCATGCACGCCCACGTCCGCGCAACCTACCCCGGCTCGCAGACCTACGCCGACGTGAAGCGCGTCATCACGCACTTCTGCATTGGCATGCCGCTGGACAAGCCGCTGGTCTGCGGCGGCACCCTGCTCGCAGGGTAACGCCAATAAACTTTCAGTCACCCCTTGCAACGGGCAGGGGGTGTTGTTAAGATAGCAACACTTGAAACGAACGGAGAACGGAATGAACTTTGAAATTCGCAACTGCACGCTGCCGCGCAACCGGGGCAAGGTCTCGGTCTGGTTTGGCAACTTGCTGCTGGCCTACGAAATCACCAACGACGCCGCCGTCGAAATGGTTGCCAAGCTGAACGCCGACCCGCAGGCACTCATGGTCGCGGCGCTCGAGGCCATGAAGGAAGAGGCCTCGGTCAACCTGTCCATGTGGCACAACTGGAACGGCGATGCCGGCGCTCAGGCGCTGGTCAACGCCACCATCCTGCTGGCCGAGGGCAAGCACGAGACGCTCAAGACCATCCTGAACCGCGCCGCCGCCGCGGCTGCTGCCTGACACAACGAAAAGGGAAACGCCATGAATTCCAACAGCATTGACCAGTTGATTGCCAACACCATCCTGAACAGCCTCGACACTTTGCCGGCCGTGGGCAAGGTCGAAGCCAAGCAGGTACGGGTGCACGGCCACCTGATTGCCGACTACGCCCGGCTGAAGCTGGGCTCCATGTACGACGTAGTCGAGGCCACCGACAACGCGGTGCTTGACGATGCTTTCAGCAACCTCGTCAAAGGCCTGCGCGATGACGATACGTTCGTCGATGCGCACTGCGCCGCGCTTCGGCTCGGCATGGCCATCATGAACGAGGTGCGGCTCACGTCCGAGGCCCGCATTAAGGACCTCGTGGTTAGCGCGGTCAACCGCAAGAGGGGCTTCTAATGCAGACCTACGATGACCTCGAAGTGCTGGCAATCATGTTTGCCGGCATCTTTCTGGCCCTCATCATTGTGCTGGCCATCATTGCCTCGCACTTTGAAAACCTCGGCAAGGGGCTGCCTAAGCCGCAGCCCATGGCCACCCGCAAGCACGAACGCTGGTATCGCATTACCACGTCACGCATCAACGACAACCGCTAAAGGCACGCACATGGAAATCATCGAACAACGCACCCACGCTTGGCTGATGCAGCGCGTCGGCCACGTCACCGCCAGCCGCTTCAAGGCCGTGTTGGCCAAGCTGAAGAACGGCGCTCCGTCGCAGGCCCGGCAGGACTACCTCATCGAGGTTGCCTGCGAGCGCATCACCGGCATGCCGACCCAGAACTACGTCAACGCTGCTATGCAGTGGGGCACTGAGCAAGAACCGTTTGCTCGCGAAGCCTACGTGGCACGCACTGGCCGGCACGTTGACGAGGTTGGCTTTGTAAAGCACCCCGAGCTAATGGTAGGCGTATCGCCAGATGGCGTGGTTGAACTTGAGGGCCTCATCGAAATTAAGGCCCCCAACAGCAGCACACACGTGTACACTCTGACCAACGGCATGGACCCCATGCACATGGCTCAGATACAGGGCCAGCTCTGGGTAACCGGCTATGACTGGTGCGACTTTGTGTCGTTCGACCCGCGCATGCCGGCAGGGCTCGAGCTGTACATTCAGCGCGTACCGCGTGACGCCGATTACATCAGCCGGCTGGATGCCGAGGTCCGCCAGTTTCTTGTCGAAGTCGATGCAATGGTAATTACTCTAAAGAACCTACAGGAAAACGCACAATGAACGCTCTTGTTCCCGTCGAAGCTATCCAGACCATGGCCGCCGCAGTTGCCCGCTCGGGCCTGTTTGGCATCAAGACCGCAGACCAAGCGATGGCCCTGATGCTCATCGCTCAGGCCGAAGGTCTGCACCCGGCAATCGCCGCTCGCGATTACCACATCATCAACGGCCGCCCGGCCTTGAAGGCGGACGCCATGCTGGCCCGCTTTCAGTCGAACGGCGGCAAGGTGGAGTGGCGCAAGTACACCGACGAAGCCGTGAGCGCCGTCGTGTCTCACCCGCAGGGCGGCTCGGTGGAAATCGAGTGGACCTACAAGATGGCCGAGCGTGCCGGCCTGACCAAGAACGCTACGTGGCGTCAGTACCCGCGGCAGATGCTGCGGGCCCGCGTCATCAGCGAGGGCATCCGCACGGTGTTCCCCGGCGTAGCAGTCGGCGTCTACACGCCTGAGGAAGTGGCGGACTTTGACGCCAAGCCGCAGGTCATGCAGGTCCAGCAGGCCCCGCAGCAGGAAGGCCCCAGCGAGGAGCTGGCTTCGGTTCTGGCCCGCATTGCCGCGGCCAACATGGAGTCGGACCTTGCTGCGCTGCGCCCCGCCATCAAGGCGCTGGCGGACACCGAGCGGCAGGTTGCCATTCAGGCCGGCATCAGCCGGCAGAACACTCTGCGTGCCGAGGCTGCGCAGGACATCACCACTGAGGAGACTGAACTGTGAACGAACCAGAAATTCTGACGGCAGAAATGCTGGCTGCGCGATGGGGCATGGACGCTAAGACGCTGGGCAACTGGCGCGTCCAGAAAAAGGGCCCGGTCTACGTGAAGCTTGGCGCTGGCCGCGGCTGCAAAGTGCTGTACATGCTGGACGATGTACGTGCGTGGGAGACCGCGCACCGACAGGTAGGCTGACCTCAAAAAAACGCCCCGGTCTAGCCGGGGCGAATGAGGGGCACATGGAAACGCCGGGCTAGTGTAGCACTAGCCCAAACCAATAGACCTGCAGTTGGCCTAACCGTTCGGCGTCACGCTCGCAGGCAACGAGGTGGGAGGCAAGAGCTTCTCCAATCTCTGTCGGGTTGCCGGGCTTTTCGGCGGCTCCATCAGCCGGGCCGGCGGGCTCACCGGTTGCAGGCACCGGACAGGTCCCGGCGGAACCGAGTGCGCTGCGCAGCCGGTTAGCAAGGTCACGGCCGCGAGTGTCGGCAGCCAATAGCTTTTCAGATAGTCCACGTTCAATCTCCTGAGCTGCGGCGTGCTGCCGCTCCAGAGCCTCTGTAAGGGCCGTGTGCTGGCGGAGGCTATCGAGGTGCCACTCAGCCCGAATCGAGGCGCTGCCGGCTTCCCAGCCCGTTCTATAGGCCTGCCGGTGCAGTGCCCAGCCGCCGAGTACTAGACCGGCAGCCAGAGCTAGCCACAATGCCGCCCGAATCACTCGGCCTTCTTGTCCGGCAGAGCAGCGCCGAGAAAGCCGGCAAGCAGCAGGCCAACCTCGATGATGGTCGAGACCTGCGACTCAGTCAGGTGAGCGCCAACCGCGGTAGCGATGAGCACCAACCCGCGCCAAGTGCTGGGCTCCTGCAGGCGGGCAACGATGTATTCGAGGAAACTCATGGCAATGCTCCTTGCAGACGCTTAGCGTCAGGGTGTTGGAAATGCGGGTACTCGCGGAAGGTCTTCCAGTCGCCAGCCCATGCAAGGCCGGCGGCTTTGCCTAACTGGCCAACCTGCTGCCACACGGGGTCCGTCGTTTTCCAGACGGGCTTGCCGTTGCGCATCGGGACCACGTCCAGCGCGAGGCTAGCCGGGTGCCCCTGCACGCAGTGGTTATGCATGGACTGGCCGGGCTTGGCTTTGGTGACGATGGGCCCCGGCGCGGTCCGGCCCTGCGCGTAGAGCGCCGCCTGCTCAGCGTCAGAGCGCCATGTGCAAGTCACCAGCAGGTCGATGCCGGCGGCTGCCGCGGACATCAGAAAGCTGTTGGCCATGCGGTTTACGGCGGGATGCAGGTCTTGCAGATTGCGGCTCACGCATCACCTCGAAAACAGGAAGCCCAGAATCTTCATGGCAAAAGCGGTTAGGCCAGAAGCTATCGCGCCAACAGCAAGCAGAGTTTTCCACCCGCCTTTGGCCTCAGACAGTGTGGCATTGATGGTGCGCAATTCAGACAGGACCGAAGTCATGTCCGTGTGCAAGCGGTCCACTTGAGCTTGCAGAGCTTCAATCTGCGCGTCATGCCGACCAAGGTCGCGGTGCATATCGGACATCTCCAGCCCCGTCAGTTGTAAGTGAACTGCACTTGGCCGCGAGCGCCTTGGCCGGACGAGCCCGCCGTTGCACCACCACCGCCGCCTCCAAGGGGATTGCCGGCAGCGTTCAGTCCACCGCCTGAGCCGCCGCCGGGGCCAGCACCAGCGCCGCCCACTTCGTTGAGCGCGTCAGCACCATTGGTGTTAACCGTGCCTCCGGTTGCAGAACCACCGAACCCGCCGGTGCCGCCGGAACTGCCGCCGTTTGCGGTCATGGTTACTGAACCACCAGACACGGTGCCGGTAACAGAAGATAGGTTGCCGTTGGTGCCGGGGCCGTTGGTACTTGCGCCGGCAACAGACTGTGCCACGGTGTAAGTCAGTGTATTCCCGCCAATGCAGGCAATGGTGCGCGAGCAATACGAGCCGCCGCCACCACCGGTGCCCGGTCCACCAACAGAATCTTTTTCGCCTGACGCGCCGCCGCCCCATGCCTCGATGATGACCGAGCTTGCGCCAGTCGGCACTGTATCGGTTGCGCCAGCGCCAGTGCTGTACGTGCGCACCACAGTGGCAAAGGTTCTTGTATGAGGCCGGGCAGCGAACGTCACGCCTTCAGGTCCTTCAGCAAGCTGCAGTACCACGCGCCCGGGCTTGCCCGGTACGTTGCCACCAGCAGGTCAACCGAGTTGGCCGCAGTGCTAAGCACGCCGCTAGCAGCAGCGCCGCCCGGAAACCGGAACGATGCGGGCCAAGTCACGGTGCGAGAACCGGTGGCGTCTTGCGTCAGAAACACGTTGATGGTCTGCCCGTCTACCGGGTTGCTGACGGTAAGCGTAGTGACGTTGCCTGCACCAAAGGTCATGGCAAACACGTTGCTCTTCGTGCAGTCGATAGTCAGCGATGCGGCATAGGTAAGCGGAAAAGTAAGAGTACCTGCGCCACCATTAAAGGTGAATGAGTTCTGCGTGGTATTGGTGTTGAACGTCCACGCACCAGCGCTTGTGATGCTTAGTCGCGCAACAGCAGCGGTGTTGTCGTAAATTTGAAATTGACCAATTGCAGCAAAGCCACTACCAACCATCCATTGACGATTGCCAGTGTTGCCATCCTGCAAGCTGATGTATCCGGCCTGATTTAAACTGCCGGCAAACAATGCTGCGGCGTTTGCTCCAAACGCAGTCGCTGTAAACGCAACGCCAGCAACAGGAGCCGAAACGCTGACATTTCGATTGGTAGTAAAAGCCATCGCTGTTGCGCCGGCAACATTGATGTTGAGTGCGCCAGTTGCGTAAAGCAGGCTGTTGACGTTTGGCGTTAAGCCAAGTGAACGAATGCCATCAGTGACGTTGACGCCTGCAGTTCCCGAGGCAACAGTCACGGAAATTGGCGGGGAGTAGCTGCTTGGCAGCCCTTCCATGTAGCGAATCAGAATTGGCGCAGCGGCTGACGGAGCCACGTTGAACGTCACGGTTGTGCCGTTCCATACGTAGTCCGTTACAGGAATCTTCGTAAGACCGCTGACAGAAACGTCGAGGTTGGCAGTGTTGCCGGGGTTGCCGGTTAACGTGAATGCAGTCGTGCTGCCGTTGCCGGTAAACGTGTCAGCTTTGGCCGTCGCAAACGCAACAACTGAAGCAAACAGGTTGGCGTCAATGTTGGTGAGGCCAGTGCCACCGGAGTTCCAACCGATTACCTTGTTGGCATCGGGGGTTGGTAGCGTGGTGGACGCGCCGCTCACGTCGCCGTCACTCAGTCGCATGGACCGCGTGACAAGGTCTTTCTGCCGCTGCGAAATCATGGTCAGCCGGTCTAGTGCGGTCTCATGCGTGTTCGCAGGAAACGGGTCGTTGGGCTGATAGTCCACAAGCTGCGTGATTGCAGGGTCGCGGTAGATGACAAGCGTGGAGCCAACTGCCGGGGCCACCGTGCAGGTAACCGTGCCGCTAGTACCGCCGGCACCAGTGACGGTGTAGTCAGTGCTCAGAACCAGCGTGGTTTCCACGCCGTTGGTGACCCTGATGACAACGAGGTCTGCGTTGGCAAGGAATGGGAACGACGCCGTGAATGCGGTGGTGCTGCCGTTGCCGGCATAGCTTACTCGGCTGGTCGTGGACGATACGGTCATTGGCCTTCTCCGAGTGCACGTTCAGGCTGCGGTGCCTGCATTCCTTCTGGGCCGGTGCCCGGTTCCCACCAGTATTCCTGCCCCGTCTCTTGCTGGAGCCGGCGCTCCGTCTTGCGCAGGTAGCCGGGGTTCAAAGCCTCCTGCATCTGCTGAAAAATCATATGGTCGAGTATAGCTTTTGCATACCAAAGCGAAGCGCCCGGGGTGTTGCCCTTTACCCAACGAGTAGCCTCTGCGCCAAAGTTCGTTTCGTCGCCCTTGATGGCCTGCACAAGGTTGCCCTGCGTCAGGTTGAAAGTCTCTTCGGCAAGGCCGGCCACCGGGCCAAGAGCCGAGGCGATTGGACCAGTGCGCGAGGTTTGCGTGGTGCCGGCAAACAGGAAGTCACCATACAAGCCAAGCGCCCCGCCCTTCAGTAGGCCGGCAATGTTGTTGCGCACGCCGTACTCTTCCATTGGGTTGTAGTTGCGCACGTCCTTGCCGTTCAGCAGGTCGTTCACCGTCTGCGCGAGAATGCCCATTAGCCACGTGCCAACCACCAGCTTGGCGATGTAGTACGCCCTGCCGCCTGCGGTTGGCTGGGTTAGGCCACGTCCCATGTGCCGGAATATCATGGCCATGGGAAAGCCCTTGAACTGCCAGATGGAACGGCCAAGTTCCCCGCTCCACGTGCCGCGTTCGTTCTTGCCGCCAGTGATGAAGCGGTCACTTAGGCCCGGGTTGATGATGGCCATGTCGCTTTCCTCAAGCGTCACGCCTAACAGGCGGTGCATGGCGTCGGTGCGAATCTTCTGGCCAAGCCCGGCAATCTTCTCGCTGTACAGGCGCGTCAGGTCAGACACCGAGTCAGCAATCTGCTGCGGCATCAGGGCCTGATTGTTCTGCACGTTGGTAATCTTCTGCTGCATCTCTGCCTGAAGCAGTGCCGCCTCGGCTTGCACCAGCGGGTCTAGTGCAGCATCTGGTATCTGAGCGATACCCTCCGGTGTCAGCACTCGATTGCCGCGGCCCCAGTGCTCAAGCTGCGCCAGCTTCCACACGGCAAAGTCCGTGTCAGTAATGCCCTTGGAAAGCAGGATGCGATTGTCGATGGGGTCAACGGCAGATAGGTTGGCGTGCTTGTTCACCATCTCGCCCAGCGCGTGCATCATGGTTGCGCCAAAGGCCCGCCGGTTGGCGCTATCGAGCGCCGGCAGCAGAGACATGCGCATCACAGTGCTGGCCACCTTGGAGCTTACGCGGGCTCGCCGGGTTGACGCCTCGGCCCCGAGGTTGTCGTTGCCCCAGCGGGTCAGCTCGTTGAGCATAACGTCTAGCGCAAGGCCGGCGCGGTGCGCAAGGTTGCGGTCAGCCCGGTTGAATGGGTTGAGGTTGCCAAGCATGTTGCGCCACAGACGAAACGACGAAAGGTTGTTGGCCTGCGCGGTAAGGTTGATGGTAGCCGGGTCCGTAAAGAACGCCGTAACCACCGAGCTGCCCAGCCGGCTGGCCACGTTCCACGAGCGCAGCGTATCGAAGTTCTCTGCCAGCTTGCGGCTGGCCACTGGAGCCACGTTGCCAGTGAAGTAGTTGTAAAGGTCCATGACGCGCTTGGCGCGAGCCTCAAGGGCCGGCGTAGAAACGGGGTCCCTCATGGCCGCCCGCTGCAGTTCACCGTCCAGCAAGGCAGTCAACCCCGCGTCAGCGTTGGGGCCAAACACCTTGAGCTGAGCAATCTGCTTGGACAGATTGTCCACGTGCCCGCTCATGATGCTCCACAAGTCCCGCTCACCGTAGAGCTGCTGGTACTCAAGGTAAGCGTCGGCGTCCCTGAAGTGAATGCTGCGGGCTTCGCTGTTGCGATTGGCCAGCATGCCGGTGCCCTTCGGGCCGCCCGGCTTTAGCTTGTTGATGCCGCCAGTAGCCAGCGTTTCCCACGCATGGTTCAGGAAGTCGGTCATCTCCGCGGCGCTCATCGGCCCGCCTTCAGGCGTGTAG